GCGTGCTGCCGAGCCACTTCCACGAGGTGTCGGTCGTCCACACTTCCCACTGTGATGTGTCAAGGCAGAGTTGTTGCATGTACCACCGCAGCACGATAGTGCTGAAGCCGCTACCGAGATCGAGCACACGCATCCGCTTTCGTGTCTCGTGGATTGCGGTCAATCGGTCGCAGAGCAGCCACGCAGCGGGTACGTCGATGGCTGTCTCGTCCCGCCGACCGGCACGCACGACGTGTGCGGCACGTAGAGCGGTCAGCGCATCGCGAAACTCTTCCGGGCGGGCGCTCATGTGCAGTAGCGTTGTCACAGACCGCCCTCCGTCGCGTACACACCAATGCGCAGTCGGTCACGCCAATGGAACCGCTCGTCGAGCAGATCGAAGTACTTCATCGTGACGGCAGCGACGTCGTGATGTTGTCGCACGTGATCTGTGACGCGCTTCGCTTCCTCTTCGTACACGATAGGATCCGTCATGAGACGACGCAGCCAATATTGCAGCGCATCGCGGTCGGGCGCATAGGTCCACGGCACGTAGCCAAAGAGTCGGTTGACCTCGTCACGACAGCGTTCGTCGCCTGCGAGCACCGGCATGCCCATTGCCGCGGCTTCGATACCGCTGCACTGCATGCCGAGCCAGAACGAATCGAAGCACGCATCGCACGTCGCTTTGATCTCCAGCGACGTCTCGTGATCGACCCCCTCGATCAGTACAGGCTCGATGGGGAGTCCCGCATCGCGCAGGCTCTCACAGACAGCAATGAAATCCTCGGTCCCCTTCAGGTGTCGTTTGCTCGGCGCGTGCGCAACACGAAAACTCCCCGACTCCGGCCATTTGCCTGCATCGTCCAATCCTTCCCGCATCCGCTTGTACTGCGTTGCCGGCACGGGGTTCGGCAAGAACACGAGATCGTCGGCGTAGTGGAGCATCTCGACATTCGACACGAGACGCAGCCCCGCACCTTCGTTCGCATCCTGTGTGTTGCGCAGCTCGGGCGCGTTGCGGTACATCGTGCCGTGATGATGAATCACGAGCGGTCGCCCGGCACGCGCTACGCCGAGCGTATGCAGCCCGTAATACCCGAGATGGCAATGCACCACGTCAGCCTCGCGCACAGCGATACGCAGCAGGTCGCGGTCCTTCGACAGATCATACTGATACGGCGTGTCGTATGGGTTGTTGTCGTTCTCGTCGTCCTTCTGAATCACGCGCGCGTAGATCGACGAGTGTGGTGTGGTCGCGTTGATTGCACTGTGCAGTCGATAGACGACGTTGCCGGGATCGTACTGCGTGAGATGCACGATGCGCAGAGCCTCGCGCGCCGTGTTGTGTTCGTCGCTCACGGTCTTCACATGCGCTCGCTCGCTCGCTGTCTGCGAATGTCTGTGACCGCGTATCGCGTGCGCGCGCAGGCCCGTGCGCCCGAGCCCGCGCGCGTGATCGATCGTGATCGGCAGTACGGTGTGATCGCACCGGATACCGGCATACTGATGCGACGTGATGAGTATCCCGTCTGCGTCCTCGATCCAATGGTGCCGTCCCTGGTACTTCATCCCCGCTTCGTAGCGGAACACGCGCGGCGTGTCGTACTCGCGTCTGTACGTCTCGCGCGCGCGCAAGCGCACCCACCCGACGTCGTACGCTCTGTGCGTCTTGTGTAGACACTCTGCACCCTCGACGAACTCATCCGCGTCGATGACGAACAACAGATCGCCCGCGGTCGCGCGGTCGAGGTACGTGTTGCGCTTCGCGAACTGGTCGCGCCAGAAGGTGCCGTCAACCGGACCAACGACCTCCAGCGCAGCCTCATCGACAACTCCACGCATGTACTCGACCGTCCCGTCTGTCGATGCGCCTAGCGCGGCGTCAATACCGGCATACGCGCCATCAACCACGATCACCCTATCGACGCACTCGATCCATGTCGGTACGGTCTGTTCAAGTGCGGGCCGATCGTTCCACACATTGAGGCAGGCGACGACACGTGGCACGGTCGGCATCGCAGCGTGAAACGTTAGGTCACGACCCTGATGCACTCCCCACGGCCACTTGCGCCCATGCAACGCTTCAGCGACGTGCACGAGCTGCTGGTCCATCCAGCGTTCGACGCGTGCCGCATCATCGACTTCGAGCGTCGAGCCGATCAATCGCCGTGCGGCCGGCTGGACGCTCTTATCGACGAACTCGTTGACGACGACGCAGCGCGTCATGGCTGTTTCTGAGGGCAGTCGTCAAAAGCAACAGGACACCCGTATTTCTCTGCGTACGCAATCGGTTCGCCGCATTTCGTACACATACCGCGCCCGTCGGCAAACGCCTCGCGCGCTGCGTCGTCAGATTTGGGTTCGTCAGTGGGTGGCACGAATCGCGCGAGCACGTCGTGTACCTTCACAAGACGCAGGTCGATCTCGTCGATAGGCACCTTCTGCCCGACGTGCTCACCAAGAATGATGCAGTCACCCGGCAGTAGCTTCTCTTCCACGCCCGGCGCAGCTCGCAACACGAGCGCACGCCACATCGCGCGTTTGTCCTGCACGATGTACAGACCCGTCTTCTCGTCCAGACGCCCGCCCGTCTCGTTGCCCTCTTCCAGTACGTCCTGCGTGGGCTCGTCGATCATCATCACGAGCACACGATCGCCAATCGGTTCTGCGTTCGCCTGTGTCGCCAGATGCGGCAACCACTCGCGCGCTTCTTCCGCCAGTCGCACGAACGCTGCACGTGCCACATCACGCGCATTGCTATTGAAGTCTCTCGCAGCCGTTCCCATGAGTCTATCCTTTCGCTTCGTCGATCAGTGCGATGATCTCAGCCTTCGTCGCGTCTTCCGGTACGTCGATGCCGTACCCGCCGGCGAGCTCGGCCAGATCGTCCTTCTTCATCCTGTCGAGCGATCCACCACCAACATCTGCAAGCCCGCCCTTGTTCTCCGGCGCACCACTCAACGACTTGTCCTCCGGCGCGCCCTTCTTGCTCTTCCCAGCCACACCGTGATCAATCACCTTCACGAGTTCTTGCTTGACCAACTGTGACGCGCGGTTGTCGTCACACTCGAAGCGCTCGCCTTTCGTCGCGCGATACACACCAGCGTATCGGTCGTCGAATCCTGTCAGCGTCTCCACGATCTTCATGTTCCCTCCACGGTCGAAACGAGTGATGGGGGCCGGGGTCGAGACCCCAACCCCCATCGGTTACGCACGTCACGTCCGCTAGTAGCTAGTCAACTACTAGCTCGATGCCGTTACGTCCAAAACTGCGAATGGCGAAACGCGGTAGGTCATCAGACCGCCCGACGCTTCGTGTGAGAACAGCCCCGCGCGCCACGGCGTACCCGCGGCGCGGAAGATCGCCCGCCACGCGGTGACGTCATTGCGGAACTGCGCGTGAATGGATGACGCGACGGTGATGCGCTGCAAGTCGCCCACGAGATAGAACTGCGGGTCAACCAAACAGAGATCACCTTTCGTGCCCAGTACCGGGAGCTTGTGCGTCCGTACGAGTGGACGCCCGACCAGCGTACCCGGAAGAGTCGAGGACACGTCGCGATTCCAGAAGATGACGTTGGACGTTGCCAACGCCCCGAGCTTCGGCAGGATCGACGGGTGATGCAGGTAGATCCCGTTGGTGCCGAAGAACCGCTCTTCGAGTCCGAGAACGTCACCGAGGACAACGGTGTTCGCGGTGACGCGGTTCTGCGCCCACTCGGACGCGTGACCGATGAATCCCTGCGGCTCCGATGAGCCCGAGCCGCGCATGCCGTCGCGGTCGAACTCGTACGCGATGGCTTCGGTCAACAGAGAGATGAGCACGGGCGGTAGCTCGACGATGCTGTCAGACAGCAACTCGTCCGATGCTTCGAGATACGCCGCGTACTTGATCGCTGTGAGCACCAACTGCTCGAAGACTGGCTCGCGCTCAGGCTTCTGAACGCCCTCACCGATCTTCGTGACAGCGGCGAATGAGTAGAAAGGCCGCGTGTCGGTAGCGGTGCTCTGTGCCAAACGCGGGAAGTCGAGCGTCCGCCGCGACATCGGAATCCGACGTGCGCGGTTCACGAACTGTTGCTGCTCGGCCATCGCCCGCAGCAACTCGTTCATGTGCTCGGTCGGCACGAGGAAGTCCCCGCGCCCTGCGCTGCCGGTGTCGTCGCCTACGAGCACTTTGTAGGCGCGTTCACCGCCCTCACCCGCCTTGAACAACTTCGTCGGTGCTTCACCGGACGGACCGACGTAGCCAGTCGCGCCGGTGTTCAGATAGGTGAGATAC